TTAGATAAATGTGTTAATGGTCTCAAGGATGATGAAGAAGCTTTAGGTGATTTCTTACAGGGTGTTATTGGACAATGTAGAGAAATAGCAGACAATTATGGTGTCTATGTTGAAAGTATAAGTAACAGCAAAGGCTGTACTATAAATGAGAGTGAGGCTGAATCTTCAGAAGCCGAAAACGTTGACAATGTCAAGAAAGAGGATGCAGAAGATGATGAAGAAGTAAAGAAACTTGTTGCTACTATTAAGGAAGCTTTACTTAACTCTCAAAAATTAGAGAAAGATAATTTATCCCTTCAGGAGCAATTATCAGTTTGCAATGCAAAAGAGAAGAGTTTAGAAGAAGAGTTGGCTAATTACAAATCAGCCATTATCGGTTTAAGCGACAAGGCTAAGGAAGTCAAGCCATTAAAGGCTAAGGCAGATAAAGCCGTTGAAGAAAGTTTAAGCAAGGACAAAATTATCAAATCTAAAGAATGTAAATTACAATTGTTATCACGGCGTAAGGCTCGTATGACAGAGCAGCTTGATAAAGTAAAAGGTAACGTTGAAGATTTACAAAAACAAGTTAGTTCTTTGACAGAAGAGCTCACTAAAAATAAAGCTAAGTTAAATACTATGTCTAAAACTGTTAATCAGTATAAGACAGAATTAACAGAAGCTAAACAGGAGTTAATTACTTCTAAGGCTACTGCTTATGGTATTCCAGAGAAAACATTAACTCAAAAACTTGGTGAATCATACAAGTTAAAAGAAATTGATTCGATTTGCGAAGATTTAAGAAACTACAAATCACAGGTTAGTAAATTACCATTTAGAGTATCACCTGATACAAAGATGAGTATTACTCCTGCTCAGAACATTACGAAGAAGGGTGCACCTGATGACGATATTAGTTCTTTACTTCAGCTATTACAATAAGAAAGAGAGACTTAAAAAACAATGGCAACTTTATTAGAAAATTATAAAGGTCGTTTATCCATTGCTGAAAAATATTATGCACAGCAAAATGCTGGTAAGAAGTTAAGCAACGCTAAGAAATTAGTCACAGCAATGTGTATCGACAACACAGCTCGTTTCATCAATGAGCGGTTCGCTAACTCTGTAGGAACACAGAGAGCAGATTTAGGCAATTAAATTATAGTGCGTTTATAAAGTAATTTATAAATAAAGTTTACTAAAGTTGTTTGGTGTGATATAATAATATTGTGGGACAGCAGGTTGCAAACTGTTTCTAATCCCTACACAGATTAGATTACCACTTTTTATACATTAACTTAGTGTAGGAGGTTAATAAATGTATGGTTATATCTATAAGACTACGTGTTTAGAAAATAATTTAATTTACGTAGGTCAAAAGAAATCATCTAAATATTTAGGTCAAAAATATTTAGGTAGCGGAAAAATTCTTAAACAAGCCATTAAAAAATATGGTAGAGAAAAATTTAAAGTAGAATTATTAGAAGAATGTAATACTTTTGAAGAATTAAATCGAAGAGAAATTTATTGGATAGAAAAATTTAAAAGTACAGAAAAAGAAATAGGTTATAATATTACTACTGGTGGGCAAGGAACATCTGGAGTTGACCCTGGTTATCATCAAGGTATGAAAGGTAAACACCAGTCAGAATACCAAAAACAAAGAGCAAGAGAATCAATAGATAAAGTAAAGAAAACTTTAAATACCCCTGAAATTAAATTAAAGTTGTCTAATTCTGCTAAGAAAAGGACAAAAAATAGAATTACTAATGGTGGTTATATTGGTATCAATAAAGATAATAAATATATTATGGTACCTAAAGATGAACTTGAGAAATATTTAAACGATGGTTATTCACTAGGTGGTATGCCAAAAAGTGAAAAAACTAAAATTGAAACTAAAAAGAGGTATTCTGAAGGTAGTTATATCCATAAAGAAGATAAAGTAAAATTTGTTAATAATTCACTTTTAGAAAATTATTTCGCTGATGGTTGGGAATTAGGTAAAAAGCCTAAAGACCAATATAAATCGATTCACCATAAATATTTTTAGTAAATGAAACACCCGGTGAATTCATGGGAAGTCCTAATTAGATTAAGCAGATATAATTAGGAAAATCATGAGCCAAGCTTAACCTTTCATTATCCGCCATTATAATGAATTAAAAAGGTTTTGAAGGTGCAACGACTATCGAAAGTATAACCAAAGAGAAATACTTTGGCGAATAAATGAGTAGAGTACACTTGATAAAAGTGGAAGTGCCGTGGTAACCTATTAGGGCTGATGCTTAATAGGTTAATGATATAGTCTGAACTATATGGTAACATATAGATTAACAAATTTGATTCAAACAGTTCTGCTTAGATATTACTACATTAACAGTTCCTAACTTAATCGTTAACGACTTATTCATGGTCGTACCAATGAGTTCATTCACTGGTTATTTAACTTATATGCGTTATGCATTAGGCACACCTAAGGGTGGAGCTGGTGGCGAAAAGGAAGCTGACCCATTCCAGAACGCTATGTCAGTATATGGCGGAGACAATTGGAATGCTAACAATGTCATCAATGACCCATTCACTGGTTTAGGTGTTATGGATAAGCCAAGAGCTGCTTACACTGGCGAAAGAGTTGTTGAAACTGTCGCAGAAGGTGAAGGCCCATCTTGGACTCCAGTTGTTGGCAAGGTAGAATTTAAGGCTACTGATTCTTCTGAAGACTGGACAGAATTAACTCCAGATTCAGAAGGTAAGGTTGCTGCACCTGGTGCTGGCAAGCTCCGTTACGTTTATGACAATCAGTATATTCCTCAGAAGGCTTTACCAACAGTAGTTGGCCGTATGGCTGCAATTTCATTAACAGCTAAGGCTCGCAGAATTGCTGTTTACTACAGCCAGATTGCTGCATTCCAGGCAAAGACTGACTATGGTATGGACTTCGAAAGCCAGATTGCTCAGCAAGCTCAGGCTGAATTACAGTATGAAATTGATGCTGAAGCAGTATTCATGGTTAAGGATGCAGCTGATGCTGCTCCTGCAGAAATGAAGGTACAGTGGGTTGATGAAGAATTAGATACATTAGCTTACAGCTTAAAGGCTGAAGGTTTCGCTCGTAAGATTGAACAGGCTAAGATGGCTATCTATAAGAGAACTGGTAAGTTCATGCCTAACTGGATGTTAGTTGGTCCAGAGGTAATGCCTATCTTAACATTCGTCAAGGATTTCCAGGCTTCAAGCAACACAATCGCTAATGGTCCTTACATGGCTGGTACAGTAGCTGGCTTAAAGGTATTCGTATCTCCAGTTCTTGGTAAGGAATGCATCTTAGGTGTCTTAGGTGCTGATGGCAAGACTGCTACAGGTGTCTATGCTCCTTATATGCCAATCGTTCCTACTCAGTTATTAGGCTTCGCCGATGGCACAATGTCTCAGGGATTCTCAACTTTATATGATATGAAGATTTTAAATGATACTTTAATTTCTGTAATTGAAATCTCTACAGGCAATGACCATGCTGCAGTAGATGTATTTGAAGAAGCTTCAGTCTAATCTAGAGTTTAACAAATACTTTTAAAGAGAGTACTTCGGTACTCTCTTTTTTTAGTTTACCTTTTACGATTTATAATATATAATAATAATGTAAATAAAAAGAGGTAAAGGTTATGACTAAATATTTATTTATATTAAGAGATATTTCACCAAGTGAATTCACAGATGATGAAGAAGAAATGGAAGAAATTGAAGCTCATAATTGCTGTGAATGTGAGATAATTTGTAAATCAGTATATGTTGATGAAGACCCTGAACACAACTACTATGATATTAGATTTGACGATGGCTTTGAACTTTATGGAATTAGTGGTTATCATCTTTTATAGGAGAGGAGAATAAAAATTGTGAAATACGAATTGAGACATAAAAACTTAGAAAATGAAATTTATAAATATGATGATTTAGTTTTATCAACTACATGGGGACCTACTTATACTTTAAATGAATTAAAAAAGCTTAAGACCAAGTTAGAAAATGACCCTGATAATAAAGGTGTGTTCTATATTAAGGAGGTTTAATAATGAAATTAGTTATTAATGTAGATTACGGTGGGTTTGGATTATCACCTGAAGCAGAAAAGTTATATAAAGAATATTCTGGAAAAGAAGTTATTAATTATTGGGAACTAGATAGAAAAGATGAAAATCTTATTAGAGTAGTTGAAGAATTAGGTGAAGAAGCTAATGGTACTTATGCTGATTTAGCAATAGTAGAAATACCTGATAATGCTTGCTTCTTTATAGAAGAGTTTGATGGTTATGAATATATTATTTACTCAATGACTCCATTATTTAAGGTAATTGGAAATGAGTAAATATAAGCCACCTCGTAATGAATTTCACTTTTACCTCCAAAGAGTTACGAGGTTTAGTATACATAAAAATAAAAAGAAAGTAATAGCTCGAAAAAGAAAATATAAAAATAAGGAAATTGAGTAAATGCTCAATTTTTTATGTATTTTTTATTAAAAGTAATGCTAAATTATATATATGGTTAAATAAGATGAAGAAATTAATAGAAGCTACAAGACGTGAATTAATTAATAAATCAAAGGTTGCTCAACCTACGAAAACTTATGGTACCACTAGGTATGAAAGAAGAAATAAGCAGCATGTCTATGATACAGTAACTTCTTTTAACAAAGTAGATATGAATGCTTTGTTTAAAGGAAACATGCTGTCTTTCAAAGTACCTATTCATGGAGAAACAGATAACTATACAGTTGAAGTTTTGTTTGAGGGGATAATTGATGATATTAAGAAAGAAATAAGAGCTAATAAAAATAAGCTTGAATACAAATGTGTTTATAGAGCTATCGTAA